CTATCAGCGAGCGTTGAGCAGTCGTGACGTAGAGAAATACGTAGACGGCGAGAGTGCAGTAGTTGATTATGAACTACTCATAAACGAATTCGCGCTAATGCGCAACAAGTGGTTGGGTATTCTTAAGGCCTTGGACCAAAAGCAGTGGCAGATCACAAACGTAGTCAAATTAAGAGTGGCGGGCATGGACGATGCTAGTCTGTAATTAAATTTATAGGACGTAATGAGTAATGAGTAAAACAATATTGATCACAGGTGGTGCAGGATTTATTGCACACCATTTGATAGATAAAATTTTAAGTGAAACAGATTGGAACATTGTAAGTCTGGATAGGTTAGACTACAGTGGCAACTTGAATAGACTGCACGAAGTTGTCTCAGCATACCCAGCCGCAGAACAAAAAAGGGTAAAGATCGTACACCACGATCTAAAAGCATCTATTAACCCGCAGATTGCACACGCAATTGGAAGAGTGGATCTTATCGCACATCTAGCCGCGGGCTCGCACGTAGACCGTAGTATACAATACCCAATGGCCTTTGTGTTAGACAACGTAGTAGGAACTACAAACCTACTTGAATACGCCCGTGGCTTAGACCACTTGGATATGTTTGCTTATTTTTCTACTGACGAAGTATTTGGTCCAGCACCGCCTGGCGTTAGTTATAAAGAGAACGATCGTTACAACAGCACCAACCCTTATAGTGCGTCAAAAGCAGCGGCAGAAGAATTAGTAGTTGCTTACGAAAATACCTACAACCTACCATGCATTATTACGCATACAATGAATGTTATAGGAGAAAGACAGCACCCTGAAAAGTTTATTCCGTTGTGTATTAGACAGATTCAAGCTGGTGGAAAAGTAACAATTCACAGCAATGCGCAAAAGACCAAGGCAGGAAGTAGGCATTATATCCATGCTAAAGACGTTGCAGATGCACTAATATTCCTATACAAATACCCGCTAAATACATTAGAAGCAGACTTCGGTGGAGCCAAGTGTCAGAAGTTTAACATTGTTGGTCCTAAGGAAATAGACAATCTAGAACTAGCACAATTTATTGCCAACGTACAAAACAAACCACTGAACTATGAAATGGTAGATTTCCACAGTAGTAGACCGGGGCATGACTTACGTTATGCACTTGACGGTTCGAAGATGAGTAAGATGGGGTGGAATCCACAACCGATAGAACAACAACTTGAACAGGTTATAAAATGGAGCTTAGAGAATAGTAGATGGATAACGATATAAATCGAAGATACAGTAAGATAGCAGAAAAATACGTAGATGGCCGAAAGGCTGTGGTAGATTACGAGATGCTGATCAACGAATTTGCTTTGATGCGAAATAAATGGTTAGGTGTATTAAAGTCACTTGACTCAAAAGGCTTTTCACTGAATAATATTATTCGGTCGAGCGTAGCAGGCATGAACGATGCTAGTTTATGAAGACATTTATTATTCGACTTAAAGATGACGAGCACTCTTGTGAAGTAGCAAAGGACTGTTATAATCAAGCTAAGAAGTTTGGATTAGACGTCGAATACTTTGACGCTATAAATGCACACGATGCCGAACATCATTATGCGGCGACGGGCATCAGGAAAGCAAAGAAGTTTAAGAAAAATCGCCCAGGTGTAATGGGCTGTTTCTTTAGCCATTATTACCTTTGGCAGAAGTGTATAGAACTAGACGAACCAATTATCATATTAGAACACGATGGTTATTTTCTAGACTACCTTCCTAGTAATATATTAGATACGTTTACGGATGTGTTAAAGTTAGATAACTGTGATCCTTTCTCAAAAGCATACAACCGAACTATAGATTCACAAGCTAACGATACTGTAAGAGTAATCGAGTACTACAATCCTACAGCAAAGGACACACTAACTAAAAAATTCAAAGGTAGCGGAAACTATCTTAAAGGAGCATATTCTTACATTATAACGCCTTGCGGTGCTACAAAGTTAATTAATTTTATCAACGAGTTCGGGCACTTACCTGCTGATCAGCAGATTGGCAATAGTGTAGTAGATATTAAAGTAGTTGTTCCTACACTAGCACGATTGCATCCGGTGTATAGTGAAGGCAGTAACATAAAAAGTTTAAGTTTAACTAGAGAGATAAAATGATTAACAAAGAGAGCGCCACAAAAAACATCACAGAGCTAGATAATATATTTCGAAGAAATGGGGTAAAGTATTGGCTGCAAGATGGCACTCTATTAGGTTACTACAGAGAAAACGACTTTATTGGCCACGACAACGATGTCGATATTGGCATTGAATGGAGAGACTTTAACCGTAGCACAATGAACGATATAATTAACGCAGGGTTCGTCCTTCGCGCGAGTTCGGGACTTGTAAACGACTCTTTAGTAATTAATGTTATTAAACGAGATGTTAGTGTGGACCTTTATTTTTATTATCAGATAAACAAAGAATATTTTTATCACACCGCAGTAGTAAAGAAACCTATTACTAACGGAAGATACAGAATAGACTTTACGTATAAGGTATTCGGTGTTAAAGAAATAGACTTTCTTGGAGGCAGATTTTTTGTTCCTGAAGACGAGCTATATTTTATAAAAACCAAGTATGGCCAGACATGGCAGACACCAGACACTGAATGGGTTTCTAGCGTGTCGCCAAAAAACAGGACGCTAACAGACATTTCTGTTAGCAAGAAGAAATCTAGAAACGAGTTTATGGAATGGTTAAGCAATGGTCAATAAAGATAATATTTCAATCGAGGCTTTTAAGACTAGTCTAGTAGTTAAGGACAAAGGAAAGCAGCGTAACAGAAAAACACACTTAGAATACGCGCTGGCAAAAACATGCATACCCGGGAGCGTTTTAGAGTTCGGAGTGTTCCAGGGCACTACTATTAACATTATTTCTCAATATTTTCAAGACGAGACAGTGTGGGGATTTGACAGCTTCGAAGGTCTTCCAGAAGACTGGCTTACTACTAATGATAGAGTCGACTGGCCGAAAGGACATTTTAAAGTCAACAACTTACCGATAGTAAATAATAATGTTAAATTAGTAAAAGGATGGTTTGACCAGACCCTTCCGTTATGGGCTGCGAATCATAAACAACCTATAAAATTCTTGCACATCGACTGCGACCTTTACTCGAGTGCTTATACAGTGCTAACGTTGTTAAACGAACAAATAGTACCAGGAACAGTAATTGTGTTCGATGAACTATACCGTTGGGACAAGCCAAAAAGATACGAATTGTGGGCCGAGGGAGAATACAAAGCATTAGCAGAATGGACTAGTAAACTTGACAGAGGATTTGAAATATTGTCTATTAACGGGTATATGCAAAGTGCTATAAGGATGCTAGAATGACAACAGTATTAACTTATGGGACATTTGACACCTTGCACTACGGACATATCGAATTGTTAAAGCGGGCAAAGGAGCTAGGGAGTTTCTTAATAGTAGGCGTTTCAACTGACGAATTTAATTCTGTTAAAGGCAAAACTAGTAACTTTTGCTACGAGAAAAGAAAGGAGTGGGTTGAGTCTATTATATTCGTTGATTTAGTTATTCCTGAGTATTCGTGGGCTCAGAAAGAGGTTGACATACATAATTACAACGTAGATGTTTTTACAATAGGCGATGACTGGGTAGGAACATTTGATTACTTACCTTGTAATGTTTTTTACTTGCCTCGTACTAACGCAATTTCATCCACGGCTATAAAAAATATACTGCCACATAAATAAAGAAAACGCGAGACATTAATGATACCGATATTTTTAGGATACGATCCAAGAGAAGCAATAGTATACCATACGTGTACTAATAGTATAATTAGAAAATCGTCACAGCCAGTTAGCTTAAACCCGCTGGCATTATCTACGCTTAACAACTACGAAGAAGCACACACAGACGGCAGCAATCATTTTATCTATAGTCGTTTTCTTGTGCCTAGTCTTATGGAATACAAAGGTTGGGCAATCTTTATGGACGGCGATATGATACTCCGAGATGATATTGCTAAGTTGTGGGCGATGCGAGATGATTCAAAAGCTGTTATGGTTGTTAAACACGACTACAAAACAAAGATGAAAAAGAAATATCTTGGCGCACCAAACGAAGACTACCCTCGCAAGAATTGGTCAAGTGTGATCATGTGGAACTGTGCACACCCGGCAAACAAAGTAGTAACGCCAGAGTTTGTTCAAGATTCTACAGGAGCACAGCTACATAGATTCACATGGATTGATAATAACGATATAGGTAGTTTACCTATAGAATGGAACTGGCTGCCAGATGAGTTAGGACCGAATGATAACGCTAAATTACTACACTACACACTAGGAGCACCAAGTTTTCATGAATTCGCTAAAACACCTATGGGCACTGATTGGCACGAAGAAAGAATCTACACAGAGTATTGCCAGCAGCATGGAATCTAAATTTTTAGCAATAGACCCTAACGGTGCTATTGTAGGCAACCTTGCGAGAGGCGCCGACGCTACGTTCATAGGCCAAAAAGATTTAGTAAATTACCCGCCGTCTTGTCCTATAATATTTCGTGGTCTATCAAGGAAGATTGTAAGACAATGTGAGAAACAAAAACGCGCCTATTATTATATTGATACAGGGTATATTGGTAATTTAGTTAAGCACAAAAACTGGCACAGAGTAGTTAAAAACGGATTGCAACACACTTCTCCAAGGTTTGATCTACCTGACGATCGATTTAGAGAAATAGTAAGAAAAGCAAATTACGATCACCTTGAGTTTAAAGGATGGAAACCAGAAGGCAAGAACATACTTTTAGTTTCTCCTAGTGAGAAACCTTGTAAGTTTTATGATATAGATCGTGATGTCTGGATCGACGAAACAATTCAAGAATTAAAAAAGTATACTGACAGAGACATTATAGTCCGTAACAAGCCAGAGCGTGGTAAAAGAGTCGGCAGAAACAGTATATACAGTCAATTTATCGAAGACGATGTATATGCTGTTGTTACATTTAATAGTATAGCAGCAACTGAAGCAATTGGGTACGGCATTCCGGCATTTGCTACAGCCCCAAACGTAGCCGACTCGCTATGCTATAAAGATCTTAGCATGATAGAAACGCCGCGATACGAAGACGAAGAAAAAGTGAAAAAATGGCAACATTGGTTAGCCTATTGCCAGTATACATACGAAGAAATGACATCAGGGTCCCTCTTTGATATGATCGAGGAGTACGACTTAAGATGACAATTACTGTAGCATCGTACCTAAAAGGAATTCCTGAGAAGAATAACAACCCCCAAAAACCTGCTATTATTACAGGCTTTATCGAAGGTGTACTTCGATGCGGTGACGACGGTACTGTAGTAACTGGTTACGAGCCGATTGATTCTGACGTTGCTGTAGTGCAGGGATATGTACATCAAGACAGCAAGAATACTCCTCACTTGATGTTACGCAAGCGAGTATTTGAGCAGCAGCAGAGAAACAATAAACGTTCAATTATAGTTGACAGCAACTTGTTCCTTTATGCAGATCCTAACAATTCTAAAGGTTATTTGCGTTACAGTTATGACGGAATATTTCCCTGCACCGGTGAATATTGCAATGATACTCCAGATCCTAACAGGTGGGAAAAGATTAGTAAAGAACTCGGTATTTCTTTAAAACCATGGACTAATCACGGGCGTTACGTGCTAATATGTTGTCAGCGCAACGGCGGATGGAGTATGAACGGCCAAGAGCTTATGCCCTGGTTGTTCAAGCTGATTAAAAAGATAAAATCAAGATCAGATCGTCCTATAGTAGTAAGGTTCCATCCTGGCGACGGACACAGTCCTGTACACGCAAGAAAATTAGCAGCAAGAAGAATGCCCGGCGTTACCATTTCAAACGCTGACCATATACAACAGGACCTGAAAAATGCTCACGTGGTTATAAGTTATAACTCAAGTCCTGGGGTAGTAGCTGCAATCGAAGGTGTACACACTATAGTACTTGATCCAGATCACAGTCAAGCAGCACCAGTGTCAACGCATCATCTAAACGCAATTGACAATCCGCCTATGTATGACAGAGAAAAGTGGATACAGCAAATGGCCCAGATGCATTGGAACATAAAAGAACTTAAAGACGGAACAGCTTGGAAGCATTTACGCAAATATGCAATGAAGTAATTACCAGGAAAGAATCCAGTCTTTATTGAAGTTAGTTACTCGCTTCATGCCCCATTCTTCTAACAGTTGAACAGCAGGCAAATCACCTCTATCTTGTTGATATTCATGATCTTGTTGTTCAACTATCATAATAGGACGATTCCGCATGATAGTTTCTTTAGCTCCTTTTAGAATCGGAACCTCATACCCTTCGCAATCTACCTTAATAAGATCTATTTGATCGAACTCAAATGAATCAAGAGTACGCATAGGAATTTTGCCTTTACCCATTGTAGTAGGGTTGATATGGCTATGGCCTGTGTTTTCAGGGGTAATAATCATGTCAATTTCTGATTCGGATTCGCCGAGTGCGATAGGGTGGACTGTAAAGTTGTCGGTTGCTGTATTCTTAAACAAACAATTACGAAAATCCGCAACAGGCTCAAATGAATGAACGTGCTCGAATTCTTTTACTAAGTCCATGGTCCATAGTCCAACGTTAGCACCAATGTCTAATGCAAAACGTTTTTGCTTTAGCATACTGATTGCATGATCTCTTACTCTCCATTGATACCTAACAACCTTGTCTTTCTTGAGACTCTTGTCAAGCATACGCTCGAAGTGTGTGTCGTAGTCGGGTAAGTGTATTCCTAGGTGATTTTTCACTGCCAATATCCCTCTGGTCTGTTTGCTATCATATCTTTAGGCATTGATTTGCCAGCGTGTTTTCGAGCGCCTTTCAAATGATCTATCCACCGCCCTAGTTCACAGTTGATTAGCGGATGGCCACCTCCGCCTGACTTGGCTGTTTTTATATACATCTCAGCAGAATAGTCAAGAACGTTAGAGTGCTTAACGGTCTTGCGTTTTAGTATGTCGCCAAACACGTAACTGTCATGCCATTCTGCTAATGTAAAAATGCCGTTCTCAGCATCCTCGTAGAACTCTTCTAGTTCTTGTAAAAACTCTTGACAGGCCACGTTCTTTACATTCAACCCGTAGAAGCCACACTCCGGCCACGTTTGCGAACCTTTGCCTCTGCCCACGTATGTGAGCCATTTATTGTTGGGCAACAGCTTTTCAAACTCTTCGTAACTCCAAGCCGAGTGGACATAAGTGTCAGCATCAATCCATACACACCAATCTGTCGACCGTTCGCAAGCATCTAACACTGCGTAAATCTTATTCGCAAAACGCACAGCGTCCCACTTGAAAGCCTTGTTACTGTCCTTGCGCCTACTTCTTACAGGATCACCGGAGATGTCACCGTTTGCTTTGGGGACATTGCCCCACCTGTTCTTAAACTGACTGAGCTTGCGCAACACCTTTGCATCGAATATTGTAATCTGCTCTGGGTCAGGATTGTGTGGGGAGCAGTCCTCTGCGTATACTAATAGCTTGATACGCTTGTCAACGTGCTCAGCAAAGCTATCTAAAAATCGTTGTGCGTAAAGGTCAAGTCCGGGCTGGTGAAACGTTGTTACTAGTGTGATATCTGACACAGTGTCTCCTTATATTCTTAATCATATTTATAGGTATTTTAAACTACTAAATAGAATACTGAACAAGGGGAGTTATGAAATTTAGTCTCTGGACGCAATATGGCGCCCGCAATAGCGCCCCTGTCTTTGATGCGTTTCGCCGATCAATTATAGACAGTGGTCATACCGTTTTAGAAAATTCATTAAGTGGTGATGTTGATGTAATATGGAGCGTGCTTTGGAACGGCAGAATGGCGCCGAATCAACGAATCTTTAATACCGGCAAGCCAACAATAGTCCTAGAAGTTGGCGCTATTAAACGGGGTATTACATGGAAGGTAGGGTAC